CCAGTATCTCCCTTGTCTCCCTTATCCCCTTTATCTCCTTTTAATCCCTGAGGACCTTGAATACCTTGAGGTCCTTGTATTCCCTGTTCTCCTTGTTCTCCTTTATCCCCTCTAGGAATAGTAAAGTTTAGTACAGCCTCACTAGTTGTCCCCACATTAACCACATTAGCATTAGTCCCAGCCTCTCCAGTAGTGGTAGTTCCTACATCTACTGTGGCTGCATCTCCCTTTTCTCCTATAAACTGGTCTACTAAAGCCTTTTTAGTTGTGCCATAAACGGAGGCTGAAGTATCACTAACATCAACAACAGCCATCCAGTCTGCTGATTTATCTACGGTTTCCAGTTCACTTAATTCTGTAAATGTCTTATTTCCTGCCATTGTTTATTGTTTTTAATTTATACTTTTAACTTATTCTTCTATATCGGTAAACAGTTATATAAGGTTGTAGGTTGTTGTGAGAACCACCTCCACCTGTTGCCGAAGTAGTAGGTGCCACATTCTTGTCAAGTGTACCATTTACAGTTATTAAAGGAGGTGGAGAAGTGTATCCATATACCCCCGCTCCTGTATACATATCAAAAGAAACAGTGTGAGTATGTGATGGCATTTCAGCAACAGATAAAGTATGTGTCTTTTCACCACCAGTTTTCCCTATTGTATCAAACTCTGTATCAGCAGATTTTGCTACTAATACCCTACCAGCACCGTAAAACTCCCAAGTCCCTCCAAAATGAGCATTCATCTTTTCTACTGTGTCTAAATCAGAAGAAGTTGTCTCGTATATTGTTCCTACTGGATAAAACCAATCTAACATACCAGAAAAAGTATTATCACTTGTGCTTATAGTTTTATTGGTTAGTGTCTGTGTATCTGTCGTTCCTACAAAATCCCCACTTGGTAGTGCCTTATCTCCTAACAATTTTCTAACTGTTGCCCTTTTTGTAGAGCCAGTAATATCTTGAGATGTATCACTCTTATCTACAATTGCCAAGTAATCAGTAGTCTCATTAACTTCTGTAGCCTCTACTAAGTCTAGTATGTTTACTCCTGCCATTTTATATATCACTCAATTTAGTCCAAATACTTGATGTATCCGCAATATCAGTCCATATTTCCTTATCCTCTCCATGACTGTATACAAGATAGTCCAAGTTTCCCTCCGACATTAGATTTTCTCTGTATCCCTCTGTAACAAGCCTTATTAAACCACCAAAGAACCCCCAATTAGTATCACTATCTATTCCATCTACAAAAACACTCTCTCTTCCTTGTTTTGTCAATTCTTTTCCATCTTGTGTTAGTAATGCTCTTCCGTCTTGTGTTGTAAGTGTATCCCCACCACTATATTTTCTGTATCCCGTTACCTTGTCTTGAATATCTGTCCAGTTTGTCATTATAGACCTCCATACTCATCTACAAGGGAGATTGTCCCACCACTATCAAGGTTTCTCTCTACAATGTTATTTTCCATCTCGTCTAATCCCATATTAAACTGTGCCATCATGTTATTTCCTTCATTTGGTAATCCTAATGTATATTTTCCCTTTGCACTTGCATAAAGGGTTAGTAAGTGGTCATAATCCAATGGAAGTCCTGATGTGTCATCATCTGCACTCATATCAGCAGGGTTTTCTACATAAATCATATACAACCCATCTTCAACTGATGTTGTTGGTTCTGGTCGCAGTTCAAACATATTGCCTAAAATTGTATATTTAGGGTCTACTTCAGAATAAACATCTACATTAGGGTCTCCTATCTCTGTTAAGTCTATCTGGTCTACCTTAACCCTGTCCGTAGCATTAGCATATCCTATCTCTAGTCTTACAAACTTCCTGAAGTCTTGTGGTAGTGAATAAAGAGACTGTCCAGCAACTGTATCAGCCTTAGCAATTCTTAAAAAATAGTTTTGTCCTAATGTCAAAAGCCTATTTAACACAAGGTCTCTTGCAGTATTGAGGTCTCTCTTAACCTGTGTGCTAGTTACCGTACTATTAGCACCTATTGTCATATTGAGCAAATCACCTACCTCTGACTGCATTTGCGAGAATGTCATTGTATTGTTTAATCAATTAAACTATCCTCGTACATCCTCGTATATATATAATTATACCATGTTTAGATTAGTTCTCTTTGTGTGTCCTCGGGTAGGATACTCTTGTATAACTTCACTACTTCACCAGCTTCCTTTTCCAGACTTCTTTCCCTTTTAACCCACTTTTTGCCCTCAATAACCTTGTTTTGAGCCTTACCAGACTTAATATCCTCTATTAAAGCCCTAAATTGCTCTTCAAACTCCTTATTGTCCTTGTATGGGTAACTATTGCCCTCGTTTATGACTAAAGAGTAAGGTAACATATTTTTAACAACACTTGGTACTCCCAACGCAGTAAACTCTGTAAACTTAACCTCACTTTTGTACTCGTTAAAAGGCTTGTTCTCTAGTGGTATAATAGCCCCGTCTAGCCCTAAAGTCTTTAATCTGTATGTATAGGCTCTAAATGGATACCACGGATACCTTGTTATCCTGCCTTCAAAGGCTTTAAACTGATTTTTATAGTAACTTCCTAGTATATGCAGTGTAACCTCAGGGTAATCAGCCATAACCCTTGCCATTGGCTCTTTAATCTCCTCCCAGTCCCCCATGTGGCTTACACCACCCTGCCAACCTATTCTAATCTCACCCTTTTTCTTGTCCTTTGGTATAAACTCCCCTTCAGGGTATAGGTCAAAATTAAGTGCATTATGTACAATTCCCGTTTTAACCTCTTTGCTCCCAAACTGTTGGTAAAAGTCTAGTAGTTTCTGTACTGGAGAGGTAATTAAATCAGCACTTGCTAAAATATACAGTAAACTCATTTGTAAAGACAGGTTCTTGTACCTGTTAAACCCCTCTGTTAAACCCGTAACCCATACAGGCTTCAGAACACCATTTACTAACGCCCATGCGTCTTCTGTACCAAACTCTTTGTAATGCTCTGATGTTGGTAATATTTCCATTGTATTGTCGTCATGGTCAAATACTATCTTTTTATCAGGAGCAATCTCTTCTTTTATTAACTTAAAATACTGATAATCGCTTAATCTCCCTACTACTACATCAGCCGAGTTAATCATTTCTAACTGCTTATCTGTCTCTTCTTTACCGTCCATTAGATAACTTCTAACATCCTCCCTACTCTTAAAGGCTTCGTCAAACTGTCTGATTCTATACCAGCCACAGCCACCGTCATCTACAGGTAAAAACAAGACTTGAAGTGGTCTTTTTCCTTTTGTTTTTGATTTCTTGGACATAATATCCTCGTAATAATTTAGATTGTTTTAGGGTCTACTGTTAAACACATTCTGCCTTGCTCGTCCTTAACAAATGCTTCCTTAAACTTAGCAGGATTAGTTATAACATCATCTCCCCATATTTTTCTAGCTACATAATACATCTCTTTAGGAATAACAGCCTCTAATCTCCAATCTCTGCTTTCGCTAAAACCATCAGATTTAACTCTCATTCTAGCATTATGCTCAAATACTCCCCCAAAGCCTTCTTCTAAACCTCTGTGCATTTTAGCCTTTCTCGTTTTCTCAAGTTGCTTACTTATTGCCTGTGCCAGTATTGCCTCCTGCTCTTTGTTCTTAGGTGCAAGTTTATGAAGTATGTCTAATACCTCTTGCTTACTCTTGCCTGTTATCTTTTCCCCTTGTGGGTCTACTAATTCCATATCTATATTATACCATTTAACAAAAGAGAGGGACTAACGCCCCTCCCCTTGTAACTACTTGGTAATTAAACTAGGTTGCTTTTAACCCAGTTGCTTTACCGTTCATTTTCTCTGCTCTAGCCTCTAAGGTCAGTTCACCAATCAAGACTCCATTCTTCGCATCGGCGGTCTCTGGAGTATCTATCTTTTTAACTGGTCTTAGTTGTGCGACTGCCCACATATCTTTTTGTAAGACTGCGAGTGTGTCAGAAGCAATCTGGCTATCACCTTCTACCATTACTCTCCCGAATGGTGAGGAGTAGACTAACATCTGAGATGTAAACTCTTTGTTTCCATCGTTGTATGTTCTGTCAGCACTCATTAATTGAGCCAGTTTGTTTACTTGGGTATAAGAACCTAGTAACCAATCTGGTCTACCACCGTTTGAGTAACAATCCTGAATCAGTCCGTTCAACTCATCTTCCGTTAATGCTCTGCCAGTTCCAGTTCCAGTTGAGATGTTAGAAGTAATAAAGGCTAAAATACCTTTTAATCTTCTTCCTGTTCCTGAAGCTCCAGAGTTAGCAGTTCCGTTGATTAGAGCCTTCTCAATATCTCTACCAATAGCTTCTAGGGCTACTTGTACTCTAAATGCATACTCGTCTTCCATTCCTGCTGGATCTACTGCCTGTTGGGTATTAGATACCTGGAATGTTTTGCTAAAAATCTGGGTGTAGTTTGTTAGTCTACTTGGTGCCGTTAAGGCTCCATATTGGAATGTAGCTCCCTCAACCTGTGCATTTGTAGCCGCAGAATCGTGCTCGTATGTACTCCACTCATGTAGGGAGTTTCTAGCAGATACTTTTCTAAGCTTTGCATAGGCTGGTGTCGTCATATCACCAATCTTTGTTAATACATCTGTCAAATCTTCGTGATTTGTAGAGGTATTGTATGTCTGATATACAGCCATTTTAGTAATTCTAATAATTAAAAGTCCTCAATAACAAAGACCCAACAGTCCTAAAAGCACAGCGACTATTTACGCCTTCCCAATGTCTTTACAACGCCTAAAAGTTAAGACTTTGGCATTGGTGCATGCTTTTTAAGAAACTGTACAAAGTCTCTTGTTTTTGCAGCAGCTTCAAGTTCTGAACTTCTGGTATCATCTACCTGATTCATTCCTCCCTGCTGCTTCTCAGAATATGTAGAACTTCTCTGTTGCTTTGCCTTTGCCTCTGCTATCTGGTCTATGTACTTGAGTTTATATGCAGTCTCAGGATCAGATATATACTGTCCCTTACTTGCTAACTCGTCCATGTATGCGGCAATCTCAGTTGCAACAAATTTAGGCATACCATCTTTCCCATCATACTTACCCTCTAAACGATTACATTCTGAGATAAACATATTTGCTGCTTTCTCTTCCTGCATAATTCGTTCTTGTTCTTCCTTTGTAACAAACCCCAACTTTTTTAAAGTTTGCTTAGCAACTTCTAATTGTTGCTGTTGGGCCTGTTCATCGGGAGACATATTAGCAAGTCTCTGGTTTTCCTCCTGTTGCCTTTTTAGTTCTGCTAATTCTGCTTCGTACTTCTTCGCTTTCTCATTGACCTCAGCAAATCTCTCATAAGGGATTACCTTAGTCTCTGGTTTAGCTTCAGTACCCTGTTCTACCTCTTCGGAGATTAACGCCTTCTCTGGCGACTCAATAGAAGTATCTTCAGTTGCTTGTTCTACAGGTGCTGATTCTGTAACGGAAGCATCCGTTGTGTTTACAGCAATAGAGTTTGTGTCCTCCATAATCTTACCCACATTTTAACGACTTCTGTGTCGTACGGGTTTTTACAATTTATTTATAAAGAGCTAGTAGATTATCTCTACTGTGCAACAGGCCGAGGATGGACCTGCTGCATACTAAAGACAATCTCTTACTTAATTATAACACATTCGTAACACCCTATACCTGTAACTCCATTCCTTCTGGTAGTGGTGCGTTAGGATCTATACCTTCTAATCCTTCTGGCATTCCCTGTACCATTTCTTGTGGAGCCTGTTCTTCTGCTATTCTCTCCTGCTCTTCCTCTGGGTCTATATCAAGATTTTCCAGTAATGTTTGTCTGCTTACATCCCCACCTGCTCTTAAGGTCATTAGGATATCTCTCTTTGCTTCCTTAGTATGTGCTACTCCACTTGTTATTCTTACTCTCACTTCTGGATTGGCTGGTATACTTACGACCTTTAATATTCTTTCCATTTCTTTTGGTTCTTGCCCACCACCCAGTATTCCATAATACTCTCCACTTGAAGCTCTAAATGGTTTTGTAAGTAACTGATACTCGTATCCTAATTGTAGTATGTCCTCCCCTAGTCTTGCTAAGGTGTTAGACAAATTGTTTACTAAGTCTGATAACTGATTGAAGTTAGAGGCAATCAATGTCTCAATAGCAATACCACTTTTTACTCCTGTTGGTGTCTGTCCTACAAAGGCTTCGTTGGCTGCCCCAATTAATTGTATGTATGTACCCAAGGCATTAATTTGTCTGTCTACATCACTTCCCATTGGAGGAGTAGGTAGAAACTCTGGCTTAAACCCTGCTTTATAGTAAATCTTCTCTCCGTTTTGATTAGTAACACTCTTTACTCCAGCCCCTTTAGGTATAAGTAATCTTCCCTTGTTAATGAGAATGTTATACTCAAGTCTGGAAGTCTCTAAATAGTTAGCTGCTTTATTGAGTGGTACAATGTTCTTTACCCAGCCCTCACCATAAATACCACCGACATTGATATCAGGCTGGTATATCTCAAAAGGCAACTTCTTAAAGGTGGTCAATTCATTCCTTAAAATCTCGTTGCTCTGTGGACTGGTAGTTATTACTCTTATTCCCTCTTTGGTTACAAACCAGCCTTCGTGGAATATTACATTCTTGCTGGTGTTGCTGATATTATTCTCATTGTTAAGTATTAGGTTTTTGTAATCACTCTCACTTAAGTTAGAAGTTGTGGATAAGTTCTCTACTGCCTTCTTATCATAATTAGGGTTGTCTTTAATCAGCTCATAAGGTTTACTCATAACTTTTATCACATACCTAGCGTCATCCATGCTTGTACAATATGGGTCAATATAGGTATCAAATGGGTCTAGTGTTTCCACCCAAGCATTACCCTCTCCGTTGTCTAGCCTGTCATCATACCCATACTGGAATATTCCTAAACCATAAAGCAGTCCATAAAGCAAAGCCTTGTTAGCCTTCTCTTCTAAGTTAAGCTTATCATATTGAAAAGCTAAATACTCCCCCAATATTCTTGAAGTGTCACTATCTAATTCTCCATAAGGCAAGGCGTCTACATCCCAAGTAGGATTAGCCTTCATGACAGCATTTCTGACAGCCCTACAAACCATGTAGGTATGATTAATGTAAAAGGTTAATGGGTTTCTAACATCCTTTATAAATGTTCCTGTTACTTTATCATACTTGAGATTCTGGTTACCCTTGTAATACATGTAGTTCACAAACCATTGAAGTTCAACATTATTGCCTCTCCAATTCCTACTCTCATCAAACTTCTCCTTAGTATAGGATAACCAATATTCTTTGTCGTACTTCTTCTTACGACCTCTCTCCTCGTAATCTTGAGCTGTGCTTCTTGCCATTTGTATATCAAACTAGATTAATAATCCTCGTTCTTTATTCCTTTTTATTAAAAGTCTTTTCTATTGCCTCCTGTATTACCGTGTCCATGTTTTCTAAATCCACTAGATTACTAGTATCTTCTATCTCTTCTTCTTCAGGCTTTTCTCCATAAGTAGTAAACTCTGGTAAATCCCTTGCTTTAAGTAATTTTTGTAACTCTTTTCTCTCACTAGAGCCTGTTATTATCTGCAAGGAGGCTATAACCCCAAGAGCTACTACTGCTATGCCAAGTAAAATACACAAAACTATGACTGTTGTTTCCATATATACAATTATAACATATTAAGTTGTTCCCCTTTTTTAACACCTTCTATCCTAGCTTGAGCTATTTCCATATACTCTGGCATCATTTCTATTCCTATAAACTCTCTATCTAACTTCTTACAAGCCATACCTGTTGTTCCACTACCCATAAATGGGTCTAGTACCACCTGTCCTTCTCTGCTTACTAACTTAACAAGATACTCCATAAGAGCAAGAGGTTTAACCGTTGGATGGTTGTTCTTTGTATTCTTACTTTCCATTTCTTTATAGTAAACTTCGCCAGAACATTCTGAGTGGTCGTTAGTTCCATTTAGTGTTAAGTCGCAAGTCTTACAAGTTGGACTTTGACTATAATTTCCAGCGGTAAACTTTTTAGATGTTTCCAACCCCTCACACCCTATATTCCTTTCTCTCTTACTTGCTTTAGCACAATAAAAGAAGCGAGATGCTGAGCCTGAATCTCCAATAAACTTATCATCCTGAATGGCATTATGGGCAAACCCAACAAAACCCCCCTCCCTGCTTCTTCGTTTAGATTTTCCCCACTTACTAACTGTATTCGGAAACCCCTCTACTACCTCATCAGAACCATCGTGGATTAGGTTGGCAGGGAAGCGACCTTGTTTGTTTATAACATCTTTTCTTGCAACCTTATTATTATCTCTATGCCAACAATTCCTATCAATATTCTCACTCGGTCTAAATGTATTTTTCCAATCACTATCTCCCTGATATTCAACCCGACAACCATCTATGTTTATTCCACCTACTCCCCACTTCAAACAATTACTTGCTACATTTAATCCTTTTTCTAGTGGCTTTCTTGCTACTGTAATAGGCTCTAGTGCAGGTTTAAGAGCAGTACCCCAACCCTCCCATTTTTTAGCCAAGTCCTCAGTTATCTCTTCTTTATTCTGATGTTTATTAGAATAGTCTGCTGGTCTATATCCTTGATTATGTTGTAGTTTAGAATATCCCAAAGCACCATTACTACTATCTCCTGTTCCATTCCAAGAAGCATTACCAGTTTTAAGATATTTGTCCATAACTTTACCTATATTTAAACTTTTAGGGAATCCTGAACCATATACCCAAGCTATCATATCTCGTATCTCAAATCCTGCATCTTCAATATTAACAGCCATTCTATGTTGTGTTCTTGTACCTGCAAAGGATAGTAAATGCCCACCAGGCTTTAGAACTCTTAAGCACTCTTTCCATATATCTACACTAGGTACATCATAGTCCCACTTCTTACCCATAAACTTTAGTCCATAAGGTGGGTCGGTTATAATTGTGTCTACAGAATTATCTGGTAATTCTTTTAGTTTTTCTAAACAATCTCCTAGTATTAGTTTCATATTCTTTAATACAGCATACCTAAATTATTGTAAAGAGGGGATATACATACTGTGTTAAAGATATTTTTATATCCCCTCTTTTATCCTACTACTTTCTCTTCTTTCTGCTTTTAGGCTTCCAACCGTGTTTTATCATAGTACCATATATATACGCACCTCTCCTCTTTCCTTTTAACCCTTTTTTAGCCGCACTTTTCTTAAGTGCCCTTTCCATTTCCTTTGGCATAGTCCCTAAAGTAACAAATTAGATACTTTTTTCTATTTTGTCCATCTTCTCATCAAGTGCTGGGAAGTTCTTAATTATCAATTCATAAATAGTCTGTACAACACCTCTTATTGTTGCAAAATTGAAAACTATATAAACTATAAATGCACTTATTCTTTCTGTTAGCTCTCCTTCCCATTCAAATCCTATTGCTACTACTACCAAAGAAACCAAAAAAGAAACAAATCCAATTAGCACTCTCTTCTCTTGTTTGCTAAGTTCCCTTTTCATCCATTTACCTACCAGTTTGAAAAGGTACGGAAACAAGAATGGGGCAAATAGTCCAATAAAACTCACGAATACCGAGTTTTCTACTATGTTTACATAATTGCTCATAGTTTTTATAAAATAAAATTAATTAAAAAGAGCCACATGGCAATAGATACCATGCAGAGCATCATAACAAAATACATTTTTATGTCATTGTCATTTTCCACCAAAGACTTTCTTTAATAAGTTATTTAGCCACTCAATAATTTTATCAAAAAACTGCTTGTTATTTTTTAGTTGGGACAGTTCATATTCTAATTCTCCCTTTTCCTTTTCCAATCTGGCGACCTCTTGCTCTAAATACTCATTTCTTTCTGTTAAAGATTTCTCACTTGCCTTATACTCCTCTACAACCCCCTCGAGATACACTTCTCGCTCTTTTGCAAGTTTAGTTTCATTTTTTGACTTCTCTAGAGCCTCGTTAAGCCCCTTGTTTTCTTCTTTGAGTATTTCTACCTGTTTTATACACTCCTCGCACGGAGAGGGCTGTGGGGGGCTTACAGGGGGTGTTTCTGGTTTTTCATATATTTTGAACTTTCCAACGTCGGCAACCCAGTCTGCACCCTTCAAATCATACCAAGTATACCCATTGGCAAACCTCGGACCGTCTTCTATCTCATAAACATCTCCTACTTTTGTTTCTCCTGTTATCTGATAATTTGTTCCACTTCCTTTTCTAATGTTTTGAACTCCTGTAAATTGTATTTTATCTCCTACCTTAAAGGTTTGAGTATTGTCATTCATAACATATGGTGCTGGGTCAACCCTAGTGTTTAGGTCGTCCCATTTAGTTAGCCATTCAAAGTGAAGATGGTCTGAATGGCTATGTCCCGAATTACCTGTGCAACAAATCTGCTGACCAGCAACAACTGTATCGCCAACTTTAACCTTAACATCTTTTGGATAACTATGAATATATCTTGAACCGCTACCGTCCTTGTGCTTTACATAAATAATAGGGGCGTTTTTATACTCAACACCGTTCTTTGTGTAGCCAGGTAATATTTTCCAGACTGTTCCACTAACTGCTCTATTAGGTAAATAGATTGGTTGCTCAACAACTCCACGAGAAAGGTCTAACCCTTTGTGACTAGAAGAAAATGGTGTAGTAATTCTTACATCGTCCTTTTTGAATAGTGAAGTGTATGCCATGTTTAGTTCCCCAAACTTATTAGTATATTATATCATTTTCTAAAATAGGCTACCCATATCCCCTATTCCACCGCCCTACTCTCTTTGTACATATCCCCCTATTTTACAAAATGCCGTATTTAAGGCGC